CTCACCGTGTGGGTGCCACACAACCTGGCTCTGCCAACTGGCAGGGTTGTACCGTAGTGCACAGATAGGACAAGTCATGGCCAGCAGAGTTAGGAGAAGGAATAACCCATCAATGAAGTATTTAGGTACTTTCAGTGATGCGGTTCATGATATCCCCTACTATGCTGCTGATTCAGAGTATGTAACCTGTGCCGATGTAACTCATAAGGGTCCCCCCTACCTGACTGGTAGCGGGCTCCTTATTCAACGCGCGCAGATTAAGCGCGGGTTGTCCACGAGCGTCAACTGGACTGCTGGTACTGGCCGGAGTTATTCCGGAAGTTTCACAGACAGTTGGATTAGCCAAAATGCTTGGCAAACGGAAGAACCCCCAACTGCCGTATCCTCTTTCCTCAACGGTAATACGTTGCCGGAAGGTGATATGGAAGCACTGGGGTCTTCAGGTTGGGCAAAGTTCAATCCTGGGAAACCAGGAGCGAGCGGTGCCCAAGCTCTCGGGGAGTTACTTCATGATGGCTTTCCGTCCTTAATTGGCTCTCAATACCTTGGCTTCGGTAGAGGTGTAGAGCGTCTCGAGAGAGATGCTCGTCGCCTCAAAGACCTCGGCTCAGAGTATTTGAATGTCCAATTTGGATGGATCCCCTTTCTAAATGACTGTAGGAATTTGTATTTTACCTACAGAAAATTAGAAAACCGTTTAGCGCAGCTTAAGCGCGACAACGGACGCCCAGTTCGTAGGCGTGGGAAGGTTACGCACAGTGAGAGCTCTAGCGTCTACTATGAGTCATATAATACTTATATGTACCCTACGTTGACCAATGAGTTCTACACTGGCTCCCCAGGTCACACCAAGGTAACACTTGATGTGAGTGACTCGTCATGGTTCTCTGCTCGGTTCCGATACTGGATTCCAGATATTGGTTCCTCGCAGTGGACCAGGCGAGCCACGGCGGCGTTGTTCGGGGTAAACCCGACACCGTCGACACTGTGGGAATTACTGCCATGGTCTTGGATGATCGACTGGTTCACTAATGTGGGCGATGTAATACAAAACATGTCCACGAATGCAGCCGAAAATCTGGTAGCCGAATACGCATATGTCATGAGACATTATACTTCTGTGTATAATGTAACCCAGACAATGCCAGTTGCTGGATCTCCCGGTAGCCTGTCAGTAGAAAGTCAGGTTTTCCGTGAGGTCAAGCAACGTACGACTGCCAACCCGTATGGCTTCGGTATGACATTTAGCGGTCTGAGTGGCCGCCAAATGCTGATACTTTCAGCCCTAGGCCTTTCAAGGTCATAGACTGGAAGCACAAGTGTCCGCAATCCTGCGGCCTTGAACCCCAAATCTAGTGAGTATGCCTAGATGTCTCTTACTGCACCTACCGTGACTCTGAGCGGAGGATCGACTGGCTTTTCCCTCATCTCTGTTGAAGGCCAGAAATCGATATACCGAGATTCAACCGGTGATATCGAAATCGTGGTCAATCATCAGGAGGCGAAAAGAAACCGTCGTACGTTGCGATTAAATGTTCGCGATATTACGGCGGATCCGTTTGTCCCGGCCGAGAACGTTGAGGTTAGTTATTCAGCATACCTCGTTGTCGATATGCCCGTTGCGGGCTTCGCCAACGCGGATGTTGAAACTGACGTTAACGGTCTTATGACCTGGCTTGCGGCGTCGACTAACTTCGCCCAGATTCTCAATGGTGAATCCTAAAGATGTCAAGAAGTGGGTTACAGCTGGTATGGCGGTATCCGCTATACTTGCTGGTCTCTCTTCTTGTGGCGCTTTTGAAGCGAGTTCTTTGCTTCCTAAGCTCCTTGTTGGGACGTATCTTGCCGAACAGGTAAGACACGTACTACCCTCAACCTCTAAATTGGGTTGTAAGTAGTAAAACCAACAACTTCTTTAGGCGACCATTGTGGTACAGGGGGCTCCACTCAGGGGCCCCCATTCCTCTTTTTGAGGAAGTGCAGTTTTCATCTAGGATATGGATTCACATACCATGCTAGAAAGGATGGAAGTGATGAAAAGCCTGATGTGCCTACTAGATCAGATGCTCAAAGATACGAGCATCCGATGTAGCACCGACACCCACCGAGATATAGAGACTATATCTCGGAGGATCGAAGGTGAAGGCAAATCGTTTGTTACGATTACCTTACCGCGTTTTGCCGAAGGGCTTGAGTGTGCTCTAAGGCAAGGTACGGTTGCGTCAAGTGACGTCCAAGAGCTTTGGCGACCCTTCGCGAAATTGTCGAGAGACAATCGTGAAGGATGGCTATCGCTGGAGGTGCCACGGTTAATCCCGAAACTCTTTTCGGGTATAACCACGCAAATCTTCGACCCTGTGTCGGGCAAGTTGCTCGACGATGTGAATATTGAGGCGATCCTATGTTTGAGACAGGTATGTCTCTCTCATAAGAAAGTCTTGCTCCCCTGTTCAGAACAGAGAATAGAGGATGCATTCACAAAGTATCGTCGAGTAGAGGACGAACTACAGGACCTATATGCAAATCTTCTTAACGTTCAGCCGAGTCTGGTGGCTGAATATCAGAAAGTTGCACGAATGCTCTGGTCTAAGATGCTTGGTAACATATCATTTAAGATATGGAACCAAAGTCTTGTTCCAAAGCACGGACCTGGTGATACTGCCGAGCGAATTATGGGAAACCAGAAATTCGCGTTGAAGCAGTGGCACACTCGCCTAGAAGAGTATTTTCCAATCGACGCATTTGGCATACCGTCGCCAGATGCTTTAGAGTGGAAACCGCTCCTAGACGAGATTGAGTTCGTCGAGCCTGATGCGGAGCCACCCGTTAGGGTGACAGCCGTACCTAAAACCCTTAAGAGTCCTCGTATCATTGCGATTGAGCCTGTTTGTAATCAGTATATACAACAAGCTCTACTCGAGGCCTTCGTCGAAGAGATTGAAGGCACCGAGGGACCACAGAAGGGTCACATTAACATTCGTGACCAAACTGTGAATCGCAGGTTAGCATTGCAAAGCTCAAAGGATGGCAAGTATGCCACCGTTGATCTAAGCGATGCTAGTGATCGAGTTCATAAGGACGTTGTGGCCATGATGCTTAGTAGCGCCCCAGCTGTTAGGGACGCGGTCTTTGCATGTAGGTCACAACGTGCAATCTTACCAGATGGTACAATTCTCCATCTGAATAAGTTTGCGTCTATGGGCTCTGCACTCTGCTTTCCTATGGAGGCTATGGTTTTCTTTACCATAATCATCACGGGAAGGCTACAAGTGCACAACTTGTCCGCGACGCCGCGTAACATCACGAAAATGGCACGCGACGTTTACGTTTACGGAGACGATATCGTTGTCCCCGCAAACGAGGTGCAAGCTATCGCGGAATATCTTGAGAAGTTTTGTCTCAAGGTAAACAGAAGCAAGACCTTCGGGACTGGTCAGTTCCGAGAGTCCTGCGGTATGGACGCTTACGCCGGTAAACCAGTAACCCCGGTTTACGTAAGGCGTGAACTTCCACGCGATAGGCGCGACGTTAAAGCACTGATATCCCATGTATCCCTAGCAAATCAGCTTTACGATGCTGGTTTCTGGGGTACTGCTAGATTCACACGAGAGATAGTTGAGTCCATTGTAGGACCTCTACCTACCGTGCGGGATACAGCGCCAGGCCTGGGCTGGATAACCGTAGGTAATGGTTATTCAATCCAGAGGTGGAACAAACAGCTACACCGATACGAAGTTCGGTCACTGGTTGTGCGATCCGCAGAACAGGATGACCCTCTTGAGGGTGGTCCTGCTCTACTGAAGTTCTTTCTTAAACGGGGCTTACACCCTATTCAAGGAAGACACTTGGAACGTAGCGTACGTCCCC